CAACACGTCCGCCGGTTTCGCCTGCGCCATCACGTGCTGGCGCAGACACCCCTCCGGCACAAATCCCAAACGCAGCCCCATGCCTTTCACGAACAGCCGGTTCGACGCCAGAATCACGGAGATAATCTTCCGCGCTCCCAGAGCGAACATCCGCTCGATCCCCAGCCCCGCCGCGCGCGCCCCCGAGCCGAAAAACGCGGGCTTGAGAATGATGTGAATACTCCAAACCCCGTCGCAGGCGGGCTCGAACATCACGACTCCGCCCAGCTCCGCATCCCGCCACACGCCGAAGGTGCGCCACCCCGTCCGCCTCATCTGGTGTTCGACATAAGAGGCCTGATCTTGCGGCATGCCGTCGCCCATCGAGACGGATCGGGACGGCTCGATCCAGGTCCAGGCGAGCGGCCAGAAGGCCGGAGGGAAAGGCGACTCGATGCGAACGTCCACACCGGTCTTGTCGCCTACAAGTGGTCGCAAATGCCGCTCGTCCAGTGCGTGCAGGTCGATCCGGTCACGCCCGAGACCGGAGTAACATCGGTTCCGTTGTAGGTCAGCGCGCCCGCCGCGAGAGATCCGCCGCCCAGATAGGACGCCATCTGCGCTGGGGTCCAGTTCACATACCCGGTGGTTCCCCAGGCGATCGGCGAGTTGTTCGCGCTGTACCCGCCGTTCGACTCGAAGACGGCCAAGGTGGACGGCGTGAAGTATTGCCAAGCGGTGCCGGTCCAGCCGAGAGGGACCGCGTTGGTCGACGGCGCGGTGAAGCTCGCCGCGCACTGGACCAGGACGTTCGCGCTCGAATTACACACCGCGCCGGCGGTCCCGTTGAAGGCGTTGAAGGTGATGCTGGTGTTCGAGAGAACGAGCCCCAGCGCCGGCGTGAACTGGATCGCGGGCCATCCGCTAAAGGACATCAGGCCCGCCGGTCCGCCGTACGCCAGCATGAAGAAACCGCCCAGGTCCATGGAAAAGAGGCTCGCGCCCGCGCCCGTGCCGGCGTCGAAAGCGGAGCCCGTGGCGACAGAGCACCCCGCGCAAAATCCCCCCGCCGTCTGATCGCTCGACGCCGCGTTGTTGGCCCACATCGCGAGCGCGCCTCCGGAGCCGAAGCCCGGATCGTGCAGGCGCTGCCACAGCCCGCCCTCGTCGGGCAGGCCGAAGGTGGTGGTGTTATTCGAGCCGCCGCTGAAGACGCTGAATCCATACGTGGGCGAGTCGCCGCCGTTGTATCCCACCGTCAGGCCGCTTTCGGCCGAGACCGCGCCCAGCACCGCGTTACCGAGCATGTTTTGCAGGGCGCGGGTGTTGCCCCACGAGGAAACCGGGGCCTGGATGTCGGTGAGCAGCATGCCGTACGACTTCACGTAGTACATCTGGTATTGGCTGCCGGAGTAGGTGACGCACACGTGGCCGCCGCCGATGACGATCGCGGGAGGCGATCCATACCCGCCGCCGCCGCTGGTGAGGGTCAGGGCCGTCACCACGCCGCCGGCCACGGTGGCGAGGGCGGCGCCGTTATTAAACGGGAACTCGACCAGAGCGCCGGACGTATAACCCGAGCCGCCCGCGGTCAGCGCCAGGGTGGCGATCACGCCGCCGGAGATAGTCGCCGTGGCCGTCGCTCCGGAGCCTGGTCCGGTGGGCGCGAGCGAAAGGTCGCAGTTATTGGATTCGTCCAGGACCAGGGCGCCCGGCCCGTTGCCGGATATGTTGCGGATATCTACCGCTCCCGAGCCGTTGAGTAAGTGCACCACGTTCTGCACGCCTCCGCCGCCCGTGAAGGACTGGCCCGTGACGTCCTCGACTTCCACCCCGCCGCCGCCGATCTTCACGCAGTCCGCGCCCGACGGATCGGCGGCCGACGCGGACGCGGGCTGGTAGGGGTCCTCGCAGTGGCCGTGCTTGGCGCTGAGGTTGTTTCCGCCGTCGAAGAAGACTCCCGCTCCGCCGTTGCCGTACTGGTCCGCGTAGTTGCTGGTGAGGGTGAACCCGTCCACCTGGAAACGCGAAATGCACTGGTAGCAGTGGAAGCCGTTCGATCCCGGATAGCCCGCGCCGCCGGCGACAAGCTCGTAAGCGCCCGAGTTCTGAATGCTGAAGGGGTTGGCCGGGTCGCCCCACTCGAACGCGTCTCCGCCGTGGTTGTAGCAGCCGACGTGAAAGATCCGGCTTTGCTCCTGAGCCCCGAGCGCTTGAATGCACGTGGTCCCCGGGGGCGCTTCCGCGGTCAGGTGAGCGCCCGAAGAGTGGGCCACGGTGAACACGCCCGACACGTGGCCGGGGTCCATGATGGTGACCCGCACGATCTCGCAGGAACCGGTTGTAATGAGCGGAGAGCCCACCGGCGCCGCCGAACCGCAGGCGTAGGCGTATCCCGTCTGACCCGCCGGAGCGATGAGCAGCGCATTGACGACGGCCACCGTCTGAGGGCTCGCCGACGCGCTCACGTTCGCGCTGAAAGTGGTGGGCGTGCCGCTATTGGCCCCGAAGGCGATGCCCATCTCCTCGATCCCCGCCGCGTCGATCGCGCTCCCGGTCGGCCCGATGCGGAACAGGATCGTGTTCGCGGGAATGGTCCAGGGGGCGCTGAAGCCGGAAGAATGGAAGTCGTCTCCGACCAGGCGCGTGCCGTTGGGGATGTCGATGGGGTAAGTGCCGCTCGGATCGAGCGAGCCACATCCTTGCGGAACGCGCACCACGCCGCCGCCATTACCGTAGATCGGGCCGGTGGCCGCCGTGGTCTGCGCCGCGAAAGCCAGCGCCGCCTGCAACGCCCCGTCGTTGACGTACTCGCCGCCCGAGCACACGCCCACGTTCGATCCCGTGTTGGTGAAAGCGGCCAGGTCGATCTCGAAGCTGGTGGCTTCCTGCACGCTGAGCGAAGCGGCGTTGGCCGGCTGCACGATCATGCCGGAAGTGGCGGGCTGCACGAAGGTATTCACGCGGCTGGCTTCCGATTGAGCGAAGACCGCCAGGGGCAGAAGGAGGGAGAGAAGCAGTTTGGTCACATACTGCGTTCGCCAATTATTTAAATAATTAAGCCGGAAAGCTGGTGAAGCTGCTCACGCCGCCCGGCCCGAGCACGATCTGAGGAGACGCGCCGATCGCGCGGAACTGGATCGGCACGCAAATCGCCTGCCCGCCCGTGAGGTCCCACTTGGTGGGATCGATGTTGGGATAGGCGTACCAGGTGCCCAGCGTGATCTGGACGCCGCCGCCCGCGGGCTGCACGATCCACAGCGCTCCCGCCGCATAGCCGGCGGCGTTGATGGGGTTCGCGATCACGAACGGTCCGCCCGCCGGAAGAACGATCTCGAAGTTAGTGCCTTTTGAGAAGTCGGGCGTGAAGGTCGTCACGGCGACGAGCGGCTTTACCCACACTCCCAGCACCGAAGCCGGGGGCGCGGCCGCCGCGCTCGAAGCGGAGCCGGTGGACGCGGGCGCCGGCGCCGCCGAACCGATGAGCAGTTGTATTGTGCGCAGCCTTTCGTTCAGCAGAGCCGGGGTGATGGCCGCGCCGCTCGGGATCTCAAGAGAAGTTCGCGCGCTGTTCGATGGCATGTTAGAGTCTCATTTACTAAGTCGATGTTTCACGTGAAACATGCGCTGCTATTGCTTTCTGCGTAAGTCGGGTACTTCAAAGGCTCAAGTTATCTGAGCCTGTATAAGTCAAGTGTGAAGGGGATGAAGAAGCTTCACGCCTCCCCTATCGGGATGTCCACCCACTCGAATTTATCCGTGGTGGGTTCCACGTTAAACTCTCCCCACGTCCACTGCGGGTCGGTGGGGCTCACGTTGAAATCGGACCAGGCCCACACGGGGCTGGTGGGCTGCACCGGTAAATCGCTCCATTGGAACTCGGCCGGCGTGGGCTCGACCGGCAGCGGCTTCCACTCCGCGAGAGTCTGGCTCTCTTCCATCGGGAAGGCCGCCCAGCTCCAGGACGCCCCCGGTTCGTTCAAAGGCCGCATCCACAGCCGCAAGCCGTAAAGCCGCCCGCTCGAAGCGCCCGTGATCTCGACCCGCGCGAGACGCCCGCGGATGTTGATGGGCATGACAAATTCGAGCGTTTGCCGGAGACCTCCGGTATTCACCACCGTGGTGTACTGCGCGGCCATCGAACCGGTCTGGTTGGTGAAGAGTGTGAGAGTCAGAGGACCGTCTGTCTGGAAGTCGGCTTCCAGCTTCTTCACGGTCTTCACCCTCTCGGTTCCGGCGTCCCAATCGAGGGTGCGGAAGGTATCGGAGACGTTGGCCGCGAGATAGCGCCCGATCTGCCGGCAGAAGGTCTGGCCCTGGTACACCCGGAAATCCGCGTTGCTCGATAAGGTGACCCGGATCACGCGCCCCTCGGTGTCGCCGGCGATGCCGCCCGGCATCTCGACCGTGGCCCAGCTCCGCCCGCTCGTGCCCGTGGTGAGGATCGCGGTCCAGCGCAAAGTCAGCTTCTCGCCGGGGAGGTCGGTGTAGATCGCGCACTCGACCGGGTTCGGCGCGTCGAGCTCGAAACGGAGCTGGTCGACGACCACGTCCTTGCCGCCGGCGATGGTGACCACCGTCGAATCCCAGATCGCTCCGGCCTGGCCTTCGTAGGCTTCGACGTACGTGCCGATCGGACGCCAATTAATCCTCGCGCCAAACAGTTTGAACGCGCCCGCGCCAGTCACCGTCACCCGCGCGAGACGGCCGAATAAGTACGGCGAATTCTCTGGAAGCGGCACGCTGAATTTCCTGCGGCCGCCCGTGGCCGGAACGTTCACCGTGAGCTGCGTGGTCATCGTGTCGCCGGGCAGATCGAGGAGTAAGTTCACGGTGATCTGCGCGTAGGCCCACAGGTCGAGCTCGATGTCGCGGATCTCCTTCGCGCTGCGCGTGCCGAGATCCAGCTCCGTCGTATCCCAGAAGCCGCCCTGCCCGGCTTCGCTCGAATCGAGGTATTCGCCGAACTGGCGCAGTTCGAGCCGCGCGCCGTACATGCGGAAAGCCGCGGATCCCGAGATCAGGAGCCGCCACAAGCGGCCCTCGAGCTGAGGCAGCACCAGGTGCACCTTCTGCCGTCCGGAAGTCGCGAAGGTCTTGGTGGCCACCACCTGCATGACGAAGCCGGGGAAGTCCGACAGCACCTGCGCGGTCACGTTGCCCGTGGTCTCGATATCCATTTGCAGCTCGCGCGCCTCCTTCACCTTGGCCGAGCCGAAATCCATCTCGCGCGAGTCGTAAGTCGCCCCGCCGGCGGATTCGACGGCCTCGATGTAAGCGCCCATCTCGATCACTTCGAGTCGCGCGTCATAGAGGATGTATTGCTGCGTGCCGGCGAGCTTTAGCCGGAAGAGCCGCCCCTCGATCATGGGAGTAAGTCCCTGCGGTAAAGGCAGCGTCACGATCTGCCGCGCTCCGGACGCGGGAATGGTCTGGGTGAAGGCCAGCGTCATCGTGCCCGAAGGCAGATCGGAATAGAGCTGGGCCGTGATCGCGCCGTCCGCCTCGATGTCGAACTGGAGGTTCTTGGCGCGCTTCACCGGGTCGCGGTACATGTCCGCCGGGAAGCGCTTCAGGTGGCTCATGTCCTGTTCGAGCGAGTCCCACACGTAGCCCGCCGCGGCTTCGTACGCTTCGACGAAGTTAGCCAAGGGGCGCACTAGGGCGCGCAGGCCGTAGAGCCTGAAAAGAGAGGTGGAATTGACGGCGAAGGACCACAGCCGCCCGGTCCACGTCTGCGTGGTGGGCAACTGGAACATGCGGCGTCCCGTCGATTGCGAAGCTACGAGGGTGTCCCGGGTCGCGATCTGGTTGCCGGGAAGGTCGCTCTGAATCGTCAGGGCGGCCGGGCCGTTCGAGCAGTCGATGTCGGCCTGGATTTCCTTGATCTGTTTCACGCGCGCGTGCCCCAGGTCGACCGGGATGGTGGCTACCGTCTCGGTGAGCCGCGCTTCGACGTAATAGCTGAAGTAAATCGAGTAGATTGTTACCTGGTTGCCGAAGGCCGAGCATTCGAGGCGCACGGCCATATTGAAGGCCTCGCTGCCGTCGTCGCTCAGCGGGAAAGTAGTCTTGCCGCGCGCCGAGTTAGTGAGCGTTCCCAGGGTCAAAGGCACGCTCGCTCCGTTGTCGTAAACCACCTGCACCGTCACGCCCGCGCAGACGGCGGAGGTGCAGCCGGAGGCCTCGATCGTCACGTCGAGAAATACTTTCTGGTTGTCCGGCTTCCCGCAGTCCTCGTAGCGCGACTGGTACTCGAGCGAGATGGCGGTGTTCGAAAAAGCGCCGGTGGCGCCCACCGGCACGGCCGCGAACTGGTAGGCGTCCTCGAAGCCGCTCTCGAGTTGGCCGGCGATCGCGAGGCCGCCCACCCACATGGCGGGGTTCACGTAGAGGAACGAGGTGAAGCCGCCCGCGTATTCTCCCGGCTCGGTCGTCCACGTGTACCAGCGCTGGCTCGCGATGTGATAAATCAGGGCCGTCGAATTGCCGGTCTGCCCCACTTCCGCGTAGCTGAAGTAGATGCGGCCGTCGGCGTAACCGATGGCCGCGCGGTAAGCCTGCGAGTAGTCCATGGGCTGCACGGTGAGCGAAGCGGAGATCACGACGGGACTCGCGTTCGCGCCGCGGAAGATGGGATCGAGCGGCGTCGAGATCCTGGTCGCGGTGTCGCCGTCGAACGAGTAAAGGCCCTCGGTCCCGATCAGGTAATCGTATTGGCCGGCGCCGCACGCGCCGTTCACTCCGGTCGTGCCGGTGGACGCGTCCGAGCGCTGTAAGTAGCCCGTGATGGGGTCGCCGATCAGCCGCCAGATAGAGCGCTCCTTGTAGATCACGAGCATGCTGGCGTGCGCCACGCAGGTGAGAATCGCCTCCCCGTCGTCGCCCACGTCGAACCATTGGCCGGTGGTGAGCTGCGCGCCGGGGAAGTACTGCGGCTGGTTGGGGAGCGAATACCACATGCGGTTCACGCGCGGCGCGCCCAGCTGCGTTGCGTTCCACAGTAAGAAATAGCCAAGATAAGGTCCCACGCATCCCGCCGCCGCGGGCGGCGGATCGTGATTGATGGGCATCGGAATCCCCAGCAGCGTGGCCGTCAGGTCGCTCATCGAATCGAGAAATAGGAAGGTCACCAGGTCGTTGATGGAGCCCACCTGGTAGGCCTGGCCCAGCGTGCCGCCCGTGCGGTAGATATTGCGGCCCACGATCAGCGCGTTGGTGGTGAAGGTCGGGAACAACAGGTAGATGTCGCCCGCCACCATTTGGGACAAGCTGACGGGGCTCGGGTTCGATTCCGAGCCGTCCGCGTAGTAGAAGGTCCAGTACCACTGGTAAGTGCCCTGGAGGCCCGCGGTGGGGCCGCCGGGATCGGGAATGGCGGCGCCCGGCAGAATCGCGTTGGTGGGCGGCACGACTCCCCACGCGTTGACGTTGGTTCCGTCGTCGCGGATCTGCGCGCCCTGATTCATGAACCACGAGTAGCCCGCGTAGGCGCAGCTTCCGATGGGGTTGCCGTCGAAGCCGGTCTGGATCGGCCCCACCTGATTCGCGCGGTAGAGGTGCGTTCCGCATCCGAAGTAGTAAGTGGACGCGCGCCGCGCCATAGTGTGCACGTACTGACCGATGCCGCCCGCGTCCACCGCGCCCGGCCATGCGAGGCCGAGACCGCCGCGCCCCACCAGCGCGCCGTTCTGGTCCACGCGCCAGTTCTGCATCTGCGTGCCGTCCGCCTCGGGGATCTTGTCGCCCGGCGCCAGTAAGTTCAGCGAGCCCGAGAGCACGCGCTTTGATTCGCGCATGTAACTCACTTACTGGCCCTCCCCGAAGTAATGCGTGAGCACCTTCTCGTACATCTCGACGCGTTGGTCGAAGTGGTCCGCCATGTCGGCCATGGTGTGGTCCGACTCCTTGCGCCGCGCGCCCGCGAGCATGGTGTAGCCGAAGTAATCCGCCACCGGCGAACACACCGGGATCGCGCTCGCGCCCGCCTGGATCTGCGGAAGGTACTCGTGCATAATGACGGCGAGAACGCCCGCCGCCGTGGGGATCGCGTAGACGAGGATGGTTCCGTTGCCGCCGCCGTCCATCGAGTAGCGCGTGGCCGGCCCCGACGTCGCCGGCCAGGTGGAATCGAGCGAAGCGAGCTCCTGCACGCTCGAAGGCAGCAGCTTCGTGGTGGGGACTACGGTGACGTGGATCGTGTCCACGTGCCCGGTGGGCGTGGGGTAAACCGCCGTGCCGGCGGTTAACTTAGTCGAGGTGTCGCGCGCGACGAAGACGCCGATGCGGTGCGAGAGGCGCTTGGCCGCTTCGTCGGCCCACTGGAAAAGCTCCGCCTGGGTGCACCAGTCGAGATCCGCGAGACTCGTCGCTCCCAGCGTTGGCAGGATATTGGTGATGGTGTTCGCGAGGTCTACCCCCGCGATCGCGGGGCCTTGCGGAATGATCGCCAGGAGCACGGGGCTTTAAAACTCCACGCACAGGTCGTGATCTTCGCTCTCGGCTATCAGCTCGCGGGTCGCGCGCGGCATGACGATGCAGCCGTGGGAGGCGCCCCCGGGTTGCGCGATCGAATCCCCGTGGATGAAGAAGGCCGAGCGCCCGAAGGTATTGGTCTCCGGATACGGCTCGAGCGGCATCGCGACCGGCCCCAGATGCGGATGATCGAAGGCCGCGTGAATAATCCACAGGCCCCGCGGAATCGGGCCGGCCGCCTGCACGATCTGCATGGCGGGGACGTTCTTCCACTCGGCGTAGCCCGAGTAGCCGGTGCCGGCGAGAGCTCCGGACGGATCGGCCATATTACCCGAAGACTGGCTGTATCGCCACATTAGATCCAGTACCCCCATGCGGTGATGTCGCCGGTCGAGCCCGCGCCGCTCGTGTATTCGAGGACGTTATTGACCGCGCTCGAAGGGATGGGCCGCGAAGGCGTGACCACCAGGCCGCCGGTTTGCGGCGTGCCGCTGTAGACGGTGCTCGCGCTCGCGTTGGTCTCGTCGAAAATAGTCACCGCTCCCGAGGCGGTGGGCGTCACGATGTAGCCCTCCAGATAAAAGGTGTGGCCGGAAGGCGGCGTGTAAATCGCCTGGCCGGTCTGGCTCGCCGTGTAGGCCACGTGGGCTTTCCAGGAGTTGGCCGAAGGGGAAGGCTGCACTTGCAGCGGATTGCATCCGCCGGCGGTTAAGAGGTTCCCTAGCTCCGCGCCCGCCTGAGTGCGCAGGTTGACGTGCAGGCCGCGCAAGGGAGTGATGCGGGCCGCGCTCAATTGATTCGCCGCCGGGTTGCCCGCCGGAGTGTCGTTGTAGACGCCGGCGATCACGTTGGCGTAGGTCGTTCCCTCGGTGAAGCCGGTCTTGTCCTGGGCGCTGAGGGCCGCGCCCACCGGCGAAACCAGCGGGACCACGTTGAGCCCCTTGGTGCCGGAGATACTGCCCACGGTTGCCGTATTGACGCCGTCCGTCACTTCGATGGGCCACGCGTTCGCCACCGCCGCCGGCGCGCCCTGGGCGCCCGTCACCGTGCCCGAGACCGCAGAGGTCCCGGTCAAAGCCACCGAGCCCGTCACGGTCACCGGATTCGTGATAGTGGCCAGAGAGCCGACGTTCCAGGTACCCGATTGCGCGACGGCCGGAGTGCCTGAAATTCCCACGGTCCCCGAGACCGGCACCGTAGCCGCAATCGAAACGGGAAGGGTGTCCACGTTTCCGGCGCCGTTCGAGATGCGCACCGAAACGGGAGTGGCGATGGGAGCGCTTACAACCAGGGTGCCGCCCGCCGCGTTGGCCACCGGTACGGTCGCGCCGCTGGCGTTGACCATCATGTTGCCGGGAACGGTGTTGACGACGGGAAGGGCCGCTACCGCCCCGCTGACCTGCACCAGGAGCCCGTTGCCCACCGTCGCGGTGAGAAGGTTATCCGAGCCGGCGATGCCTTCGGCCAGTTTCACAACCTGCATATTGGCGCCGGAAGCGGTGCCGAGGTCGGTGCGAATCAACTCGCCCGCGCCGGGCGTGATGGGAATTGTGCTCACGCCCGTTGCTTCGCCCGCGGCGTGTTAGAATTTTCCCGCGTGGAGAGCCCTCGCAGGGATGTGGGGGGGGGGTGTTCTCCGTTCGCCCCGCCGGGAAGCGTTTTCTCCGTTCGCCCGGCGGGACTACTTTCCCAGCCGCGCGATCTTGCTTCTGTCGAACCTTCTCAGCTCGAACGGCAGAATGTCGTACCCGCCGCCGACGTTGCGCGCCCGGACGTAATCGGCCATGCGCTGGGCCTCGTCGAGGAACCGGTTGAAGTAGCCGAGCGTCTTGGCGAACTCCTGCGCGCCCTCCTTCTGACGCACCTTGTAGATCGCATAGTCCACCAGCGACGGGTGATACTCCTGGTAGATCTGCGGGGTGTCCGTGTCCGCGATCATGAGCGCGGGCTGCTGCGCGTAAGTGACGTTCACGGTGGTCCCCGCCTTCGCCGGCTGCTGGTAAATGGCGAAGAAATCGAAGCCGAGCGATGCGTAGCGCGTGGGCTGCGCGCCCGCCGGAAGCGGGCTGGCCTGCCACGAGGAATCGAGCGAGTCGAGGTCCTCCAGCTCCGACGGGAAGATCTTCTGCCCCGTGGCGCTCGTCACGCGGAGCGGCAGAATCCAGTCCTCGAAGGTTGGACGCATGTGATAAAAAGTGGTGGCCGCCGCCAGCGCGAAGGGGATCGTGATCTCCAGGCACAGCGTCAGAAGCACGAAGAATCCCTGCGCCTCGTTCAGCGCGGCGTTCACTTCCGCCGTCGAATAGTAGGTCGCGGTGAGCTCGTTCACGCGCTGAAGGACGCGGGTCCGCATATCGGAAAGCTGCACGCTAAGCTCCCGGGCCCTGTCCGCCCAGCCATCCGGTCCAGCTGGTCCCGCGCCGCAAGCGATCCGAGCGGTGACGGCTGATGTGCTCCGCCATCTCGATCCGCGTGGCCCCGATCCGGAACGACTCCGTGCGGATCATCTCCTGCATGCGCGCCTTAAATAAAGCCTCGTGCCCCTCCGCGGCCGTGAATTTTTCCTGCCACAATCGAACGTCGGCCGCCACGCCGCTATTGAGCGCGGCCGGCCGCACGAAAGGCAGCGCCGCCACGCTGGTCTGGCCGGGGCCGTAGTTCACATCTTCCGCCGTGACCTTCACCGAGTAGCCGGTCAGCTCCATGGGAATGGGGTAGAGCTCGATCTGCATCACCGGCGGCGTGGTCTCGGAGTCCATATAGGAGGACCAGTATTTGGCGTCTCCGTAATCGGAGCGCGAAGGCGCGCTGGCGTTGAGTTGAGCCTGGCTGATGAAGTCGAGGTCGTAATCGTTATCGAGATCCCGCACTCCGCTGATGAGCCGCACGCTGGGAGGCATCTGGTAAATGGCCTGGTCGAGCTGATAGTCGAGGCCCGCGGTGGGAGTCACCGGCGGCGGCGGGCTCGCGCCCTCGAGCTGGCCGCCGAAGAATCCGTCGTACGCGCGGTCGAGCGTGCCCTGCACGGGGCTCACATAGGTGAACGAGAAGTAGGCGTCGTCTCCCGGCAGCCGGAAGTAGCAGCCGGTCTGCGCCGGCGTCCACGCCGTCCCGGCGCCGAAGACCACGTTCGATCCGATCTCGACCGTCACCGTTCCCGCGTTCACTTCGTTGGGAGCCTGGATGGTGACGTTGGCTTCGATGCGCGTCCACGGGAGCTGATCGAGCAGCGCCTGGTAGCGGTCCATGATCCAGCCGTCCAGTAGCTCGATGGGAGCCTCGGGAAACTGCTGCTTGAGACGGAGCCTGGTCTGGCCGTAGGTGGCTACCACTTCATCCGCCCGCTTGTTTTGAGATTCTGGAGCGTCTCGCCGCCGCCCGCCAGCCAGTTACCCGCGTAGTTGGTCTGCCAGACGATCACTTCGGAGTAGTTCTGCGACTGCGCTCCGCTATCGTGCTGCGAGCTTTGAATGTCCGCCACACCCCACTGGCCGTTGAAGCTCGAATGCGAGAAGCCGCCGTAATAGGCGGGGAAAACGCCCGAGACGCCGGGGAACCATGCGAGTTCCCACGCCGTACCCCGCGTCTGCTGGTCGGTCATCCGCGCCCAGCTCACGCCGTCCAGGAGGTTGAAGATACTGAACTCGGTGAGTTGGTGCAGCGTACAGCCTCCGAAGGGCGAGGACTGAGCCACGCAATCGTCCACCGTCGCCGGCGGAATGAAGTGATTCGACTGGACGTACATCATCTGCCCGTTTCTCGAGATCTCGAACTCCTCGTAGCAGGTGTTATTGCCGTTGGGGCTGAGGCAGTTGGTGAGCGCGTTCGTTCCGGTCGTCGGAATCACCGCCGTGTAACTCGCCGGCGGATTGATCATTTTCACGCTCGCGCCGAGCGGCGGGCTAGTCATCGTGAAGCTCATCGAGCCCGAGACTTCGACGCCGTCCTGATGCACCCCCAGCCCTAAGTTTTCGCAGGTGACCGCGCCCGTCGTGTAAGTGTCGAACTGCGGGATCTGGTTGGCCTGGGTGTACATGGTCAGCGTGCCGTTGGGGTTCAGGACCACGCTCGAAGCCTTGTAGTAAACGTCGCAAGGCCCGTCGCTGATGGCCGTCGCGTGCGCGGCCAGCATGGTCTCAAAGGCCGCAGTCTGGGGACACCAGGCCGTGTCGCTCACGATCGCCGGAATGCCGCCCGTTCCGCCGGTCCAGTTCACCAGGGCGAAGTGCTCGACCCAGGGGATGATGTAACTCGACGAATAGGTCGCGCACGCGGCGGGAATCGTGACGGGATTCCTCTCGGTCCAGTAAACGTAAGTGCCCGCCGTCCAGCCGCCCGTGGCGGTGGCGAGGGTGAAGGTGTGCGCGTCGATCGACGACCCGCCCGTCGTGTTCAAATTACTGATCACGCCGCAGCCGTAAGTGCCGGTTCCGCCGGTGCAGGCGGTGGAAGTTCCATTGCCGATCGAGGTGATGCTGTTGGCGAGAACGATCTGGTATCCCGTGCCCGGACCCGGAGTCGTCGCGCTGCTCACGTTGGCGGCCGTCTGCGCGGTGGCCACCAGGTGCGTGCCGTCCGTATCCGGATCGCCGATCGAGGCGTCGGCGTTCAGCACCGCGCTCGCGCCGTGCAGCGCGCTCGTCAAATTCACCAGCGTGGGGGCGGTCGTCCAACTGCCGCCCGCTTGCGTGGCTTCCCATACGTCCCATTGCCCGGTCCCCCGGTAGTCGGGCTTGCCGCCGTTGGTGTACAGGCAGCTCGGAGGCTGCACGTTCACCGCGTTCGGGCTCAGCACCGTGGTCTGCGAATCGAAGATAATGTGCGTCGAGTCCACCCACGAGGCCCGTGCGCCACACGAGGAGATCACCGTGCCCGTGGTGGGAATAATCTGGGCCGCGAGAGGCAGCGCCGCGAGAAACAGCAGAAGCGCGCGCATTATTGGAGCCTCGTGACCGCCGCGTCCACGGTGAAGGTCGGAGTGCCGGTACCGCACGCGGTGAAGGCCACCGCGTATTGAATAATGGTCCCGTTGGTGATCACGTTGTAGTCGCCGCTCGATGAGGAGGTCGCAATGTTCGCCGTGGTGGTGAACGGGTAAGTGCTGGCCCACGCGGTGGCCGTGGCGCTGGTTTGATTGAGAGACTGGGGAACCACCGCCGCATGTTGAACCGCGCCCGCGTCGGTCCAGGTCAGCGAGAAGACGGCCGCACCGGTCGAGGGCGTGGCGCAGCCCACCGTTTGGACGATCGACCAATGCACGTGATACTCGCCGGCGTTGCCGCACTGGGTGGCCCCGGAGCCGCAGAGAGTGGACGTCGAGATGGCCGCGCTCTGGCTGGTGCTCACCGCTCCCAGCGTGATGGGATGGCCGACGCCCGCGGTGGTGAGTAAGTCGTCGGTGACCTGAAGGCCGCTGGTGGACCACTTATCCCAGACCGTGCCGCCGCCGGCGTTGGTGAATTCGACGAAGCCCGCCGCGCCGGCGCTCCCGCCGCCCGCTCCGGCGTTGGGGACCTTGAACTGGTAGTAACCCGCGGCGCCGTTGGTGCCCGTGCCGTTGCCGCCCTGTCCGCTCGAGAACACGCAAGGGCCGCCCGCTCCGCCCGTGGCCGTCGTTCCCGTGGCCGCGCCGCCCGTTCCGCCGCACGTGACGGCGACGGTGCCTCCCGCCCCCCCGGTAGCCGAGTTGGCGCTGGTAGCCCCGCCGCCGGGAGTGCTGATGGTGCTCGACGCGCCCACGCCGCCGTTGCCGGTCGAGACCGAAGCCGGAGCCGCCGATCCGGAGAGCGAGTATCCGCACGATGCGTCCGGGGTCGCGCCGTTGCACGTGACGGCCAAGGTCGCCGCCACGCCGGCCGCGCCGTTCTTGACCGTGATCACGTTCTCGGTCGTAGCCGCCGTGCCGGTCCCGCTTCCTATCCCAAAGCCGGCGTTGCCGCTCGGGTCCTCGTAAGTCGCGCCCATGATGGTGGGGGTGTTGAGGGCGGGGCTGGTGAGGGTCTTATTGGTGAGCGTCTGCGTAGCCGCCAGTCCCACGGCCGTGTCGTTGATATTGGCCGGGAAGGTCCACGTGTTCGATCCCGCGGGAGTCGCGCTCAGCACGAAGTCGGTCGAGAAAACTCCCGTCGAATCATACGCGAACCAGTTGCCCGTGGCCGACGTGTTGGTGGTCTGGAGAATTGAAAACGATCCCGTCCCCGCGCCGCTCACGTCGCCCGACTGATCCGCCGTGGCCGTCGCATAAGTGGTCTGGACGCCGTCGGTGGTGTAGAAGACGGCGAGCTGGTTGACCAGGCTCGAAGGCGAAGCGGTGTGGTTGTAATTAATCTGGCCGGCCACGCTGGCGAGGGTGGTGAGGTTCGCGGAGTAGGCTTGGACGTTGGTGCCGATGGCCAAGCCGAGATTCGTGCGCGCGGTGGATTCGTTGGTCAGGTCGGAGAGGTTGTTCGCGATGTTAGCGGGCGTGAATCCCAGCGCGGCCTGGAAGTAGGCCGTGGTCTGAGTCGCCGCGGTACCGAGACCGAGATTGGTGCGCGCGGTGGAAGCGCTGGCCAGGTCCGATAGATTGTTGGCCGCCTGCGCGAAAAACGCCGTGGTCTGAGTCGCCGCGGTACCGAGACCGAGATTGGTGCGCGCGGTGGACGCGGCGCCGATATCCGACAGGTTGTTCGACGCCTGCAGAAAGAAAGCGTTGGCCTGGACCGCCGCCGCGCCTAAGCCGAGATTGGTTCTCGCGGTGGACGGGCTGCCGAGATCCGACAGGTTATTCGACGCCTGAAGGAAAAACGCGGTGGTCTCGGTCGCCGCCGCGCCGAGACCGAGATTCGAGCGCGCGGTGGAAGCCGACGCGAGATCCGAAAGATTGTTGGCGTCCTGCAGAAAGCTGGTGGGTCCGTAGGCGCTGATGACGATGGCCGAGCTGCCGGACCCGACGACGAACAGGCCGCCGGTCAGGCCCGAGCCGTTCACATTTCCGCTGCCCGTGCCGCACGTGCCGCCGTTATCTACGAGGTCTCCGGCCGAGCCGATGGAGACGCAGTGGGTGTAAGTCAGCGTCCCGGTCGAGGTCGCGATCTTAGCTCCGGTTCCGGTCTGCGTTTTCGCGGAAAGGGCGTCGAGCTCCGCCGACCACGCTTCGACGTTGGCTCCGATGGCGAGTCCTAAATTGGTACGCGCGGAAGATGCGCTCACAAAGTCCGCGCCGTTGTTGGCGACGTTGGCCGGGGTGTAGCCGAGAGAAGCCTGGACGCCGGTGAGCTGCGAGTAAGTGGCCGATCCCGCGATCTGCGAGAAGCTCAGTTGGCCCAGCGTCCACGCCGTGCCGGTGTAGTAGGCGAGGTAGTTCGGCGCGCCCCCCAGCGGGAACTGGGTCACGGCGATATTGCCGGTGAGCGAGCTGAAAGCCGATGCTCCTCCGCCCGAGGAGTTGGCCGCCCAGAGGCCGTTGAAACAGGTGAAATGATTGCCCGACGCGAGGCTCACCACCTCCTGGTACTTCTGCGGATAGAGCGTGCAGGCCCCGCCTATAGCCGGATCGGCGGCCACCACGGGCGGAAACCACGCGATCGCGCCGGAGGCGTCCACGGTCGAGGAAAACAGCTGGGGCGTCGAGCCCGGTCCGTTGAACGTGTTCTGAGCGAAAAGGGAAGAGGCGATCAGTAGTAAGATGGGAAGCCGCAAGGGGAATGCTCCTGCGGATTACTTCGCCGCCGGAGGCCCGCGCTTATCCGGGGAAGACTTCGCAGGAGAGCGAATAGGTGTAGCTCGAAGCGTCTCCCACGGCGACGTTCACGTCCCAGTTGTAAGGCAGGAACCGCGCCGCGGAATCGTGGATGCCGGCGGAAACGGCTCCCACGCTGAGCCCCAGATCGAACAGGTAAAGCCCGGTGGCGGTAATGGCCGCGCCGCCCGTATTCAAGTTCGCCGCGACCGGCGTGTTTCCGAGCCGCATGCTGATCGGATCGTAGCCGCGCACCTGCACGGTGAGTCCGCCCGTGCCGCTGGCCGCGGTGACGTTCAGATACACGCGGATGGCCTGCTGCTCGGGATCGGCGAATTTCTGGCAGGCCGCGGCGGCGGTGCGCGCCAGCATCGGAAGCAGCGCGCGGATGGTTTTGATGTCGCTCACATTAACCTTCGGTGAGGATCGTGAACCAGACGGTGACGATGGCCGTCGAGTTGCCGGCCGCGAAATCCGCGGTGGCCGCGTACAGGCTCACTCCGGTGTTTAGCGAGAGGGAGAGAGCGGCGGCGGGAGCGCCGGCGGAAATCAGCGCGTTGGCCGCCGCTTGAATGGTGGCCGCGGCTACCGATCCGCCGAGCAGGTTGGCGGTGGCGCCGGCGTAAACCGGGTTGACCGCGCCGCCTCCCGTGAATTGGACCGTGCCGTAAACGAACTGGAAGGTCATGGCGTCCACGGCGATAGCCGTGCCCGCTCCCTGGGCCGCGATGAGGGGTATTCCCACGCTATGCAGCGTCGTGATCTGCGCCGCCGTCAGGGCAACGCGCAGGACGCACTGTTTGGCGTTGACCGCGCCCGATTGGATCACGTTGCCGGACTGATCCACGGCATAGAGAATTCCGCCGCTCGGGGTCTGGACCTGAAACGCGTTAACGCTCTGCGTTGAGGGCACCAGGATGTCGAACGGGACGGTGGTACCCGAGCCGATGGACTGTTCGTGCCCGTCGCCCTCGGTGCCGCGCGGGGCGATTTCGACGAGCCGGAACCGGGTGCGCGCCGGGGTGGAACTGGGTGAGAGAGCGGCCATATTTTTCCTTGTCCTTTAATGAGGGTGGAAGGAGGGTGAAGAACTTCTTCACCCCTCTTCACGCCCCGCCTAGCTCGGGATACCGTAGGTACCGTAGAAGCTGTTGAAGCCGCAGCTGAACTGCATCCAGCCCGCGATCATCTGCGAGCGGCTCTTGAAGTCCACGTCGGCCACGGTGTTAAACTTTTCGCGCCAATAAAAGCGCACTTCGGTGTCGGTCGGATCGGCCAGGATCATCCAGGCGTCCGGATCGGTGAGGTAGTCGTACACCATCCAGCTCTCGAACGAGGGCATGCCGCTGCGGCGCCTGAAAGCGTTGATGGTGCGGTTGGCGGTATCGGCGCGATCGACGCCTCCCAGAAGCTCGGCCACCACGAATTCGTTGTTCGGGCTGCACACGAGGGTCTTGGGCACGATCTTCTGTTTCTTCCCGCGGTGATCGACCGTCGTCCGGATGGCCGCCAAAGAAAGCTGAATGCTCGTCACGTCGGGATCGGTCGCGTAACTCAAAACGTTGGACTGCGTGCCGCCGCCGGCGAGGACGTGGGCGGAGTTGAACAGGCACACGCCGTCGGGGCCGGTATAGGCCGAGTTCCAGCCCTGGTTGTAAATGTTGGCGGCGTTGACCTCGACGGTCTCGCGCGCCGACTTACCCAGTTCGATGGAGGCCTTTTTCACGATATTGAACTTGTCGTTCATCGCGGCCTGCTTCGAGACCTTGAACCCGAGCGACCACTGCGCGTGCTTGTAGGTCTTGTTATAGACCGGCAGGAGCTGGTCGAAGCGGGTGTCCTGGGCTTCGGGAATCTGAACGAACTGCCCGAAGCCGGTGACTTCGGTGGTCTGCTCGACGGAACGGTCCGAAGTCTCGACGTTGAAGACGTCGACGTACTCTTCGGGATACCGGTTGTAGCGGCCCATGATGACCGCGTCGATGGCCGGAAGCATCGTCTCCGAGTTCAAATCCGGCAACAGGCTGCGAACGTACATAGAATCTTATGCCCCTTTTTCCTTTTCGCGCCGCGTCTTAGACGCCCGCGCTGCCCATCGCGTACTGGTGCTTCATGATCACGACCTCGAAAATCTCGTTGGCCAGGTCGTCCACGTTGGCGAACTCGTTATAGCCGTTGATCAGGCGAAGGTCGAGTCCGGCGGTGGTGGCGATCGAGGCGGTCGAAATCTGGATGCCCGAGAGCTTGGCCACGGTGGTGTTGCCCGCGGTCGCGATCGAGATATTGGCGTTCATGCCGGCGGCGGCCGAAACGTCTTCCACGTCGGTCGAATCGGTCTGGCAGATGAAAACCGCCGTGGGCGAGTCGATGATCGAATGGAAGGTCTGCGTCGACGCGAGGCCGTAGTTGAGCGAAGAGCCCAGCCAGAGCGAAGTGCCCGGCGTGGCGTTATAAGCCGACTTGCAGCCGGGAGACGGCAGGCCGCCTTCGAGCGGCACGGCGGCTACGTTCGCGACCTTGGTGACGAGGTCGTTGGTGAAAATCGCGTAAGTGTCGCCCACCAGCTTGCAGTACTGAGTAACCCGCGAAGGTCCCCCCTCGAGGTTGTAGAGCATCGGCCTGCATCCGAACGGCTGATTAACGTTTACCTGTGACATGCTGCCCCTTTTTTAAAGCTTGAAATCTTTGTTCGCCTAGCCGAGAAACTTCGTTTCACCGGTCTCGAAATCGGTGAACTCGCCCGCCGGCATATCGCCCGGCTCGAGCACGTGCAGCCCCGCCGATTGCGCGTCCCGCTTGATGCGGCGCACGTCCTCGGCGTAGCTCTCTTCGATCGAGGAAACCGCTTCGGTCGATTCGGTCTGGTAGTGCTTGTGGCGATGATCCGTTACGGTTTTCGGAATCGAGCCCAGCATCATGCCGCCCAGCATCACCTTCTCGCCGCGCGAGTCGATGACCGGCTCGTAGCCGCGGAGACCTTTGATCTTGGTGGCCACCGAGCCCAGCAGCTTGAACGACAGATGCGGGTTGGCCGCTTGATAGGGATCGATGAGCTCCGCCAGCGGATTCGGATTCAGAAGCGGATCGAGGTGGCCGCCCATGCCTTCGGTGCGGTCGAAAATTCTCTTGTCCTCGCCGTCGCGCCCGAACTCGATTACGGGGAAGCCCGACGCCTCGCGCTTGTCGCGGATACGCTTGTCCTTCGCTTCGACCTCGTGCGCCGGGGGTCCCGAATGAACGCTGTCGGCGAAAGGGCTTTTAGTGGTTTTGGTGGCTGTTGGCATTTACCGTCTCTTGTCCGCGCCTTCTTCGATCACCATGGTTTTGCGGGAGGCTTTGAAGCTGTCCTCGCTGATGCCGAAGCGTTTGATCATCGCCTTGTCTTCGGCGGTGAGCGTGTCAGATTTCTCGCGGTCCGCCGGAGTGCGCCGGCTGCGATCCCCGCCCTGCGCTCTCACGCGGTCCAGGCGATCAGACTCCTCGTCCTCTTTCGACTGGATCTTGCGTTTACCGGAACGAAGCTCGGCCAGCTCGACCTTCTCGGCCGCCATTTCCATGGCGATCGCGTCCCCGACGCCCAGCTTCTTGAGCGCGATGTACTCGGCGCTGGTGGCTTTAAAAAAGTCGCTCGACTTATCCTTCAGGTCCGGATAGCGGTCGACGAGCTGGTTCTCTTTGATGAGCTGGACGCTCTTCTGCTGCACCAGCTTCTCGACGTCGGCCTTGGTCATTAGGCCCTGCTTGTCGAGCCACGCCTTGAAGCTCTTGCCGCCCTTGCCGATCAGCTCGAGTAAGTCCTCGTCCTCTTCGGTCGCGGCTTCCTTCTTCTCTTCGGGTTTGGCGTTGGCCTTGGCGTACCAGAACTCGGCCGCCTGGTTCTTCTCGGCCGCGGTGGCCTTCGAGGCCGAGAGTTCCGCGGTGAGCCGCGCGATCTCGACCGCCGGGTCCGGTTTCGCCGCGGCCGCCGCCGCGTCCGCTGTCGCTTGCTCTTCTGGTGTCATAAATTAAGCCGTCGTCCGAACTGCGTGGCGCCGTAAACATCCCGCCGCCTGGCCACATACGAGTCACAGCAGCGTTTGCAAAGCACCTGGTAAATGCCGTCTTTCGGCACCACGTACATCCTTGTTTCGACTCCGCCCGAAATGTTTTGCAGATCGGCGAGCGAGTAGCCGCAGCCTTGGCACCCGGTGGGCACGTCTCCGGAGAGAACGCCGAGGGCGATCCAGTGCTTCTCCATGCAGTGCTTGCAGACGAAACCGCGCCCGGGGGCGCCCATGAGGTCCCCCGGATCGCGGAACTTACTGCACATGCGGCAAAGGCCCTGCGCGGTCTTGAGGAGCATTACTGTCCGAACGGCACCATGGCCGCGCGCACCGCGTCGCCGATGGTGATAGCCGCGGCGGCCAGAGCCTCGGCCGCGGCCGCGACCGCTTCGGCCGGCGTGGGCGTGGGTGGCTGCATGTCCGTGCGGATCACGTGCCAGTTCAGCGGATCGAAGGGAGTTGCCGGTCCCACCAGCCGCTCGTTCGCGAGCAGCGCGCGCATCGGCTGCGCCTGGTAGTTGTAAGGTCCGCCCACGTTGGGAGTGAGCGGCATATTGGTCTCGGAAGCCTGGAGCGCGGAGATCTGGTAACCCGCGGCGGGCTCGACGATCACGTCGTGCGCGGGGTCCCAGTAACCGGGATAGGCGATGATGGCGCCCGATGCGAGCTCGCCCATGGTGATGTTCGGGTCGGCCCAGGCCTGCGGCGGACTGAGCGGGTTGAGCGCGCCTTGCTGTGTGTGCGCCCCAAGCGCCTGAGCGGCGGACACGTAAGTCGTGCCGAAGAATAAAGCGCTGATCGGGTAAGAGGCGAGGTTCGGCTGCGCGGGCGATCCGCCGGCCTCGACCACGTTGGGAGATGGCGTCATTAGTTAGGCCGTGGGCGTCCCAATCATGCTTAAGACGGAGGTGGTGGCTAAGCCGGTGATGTTACCGGCGCTGCCCGTAGTGGACGGAACCGGCGTCGCGGCGGGAGCCGCCGCCATGAAGACGCCGATCAGCTCGGGCACCAGCTCTTCGGCCAAATTCAGATACATTAAACCGGCGCTGGAATGAATGGCGACGGTGGCGACGGTCTCGCCGGTCAGAAGGAAAGCTTCGAGGAGCTTGCCGAAAATCGAAAGTTTGGAAGTGGTAGGAGTCATCGCTCACACCTTCGCCGGGGCGCGCTTTTGTTTTCCGCAGCGGACAATAGGCTATGAAGACGACCATGCTCATCGTGCTCGCCGCGCTCATGGCGCTCGACGCCTCACTCAAGCGCTGCCACGCTCAAACGAGGGCGGCCTCCCCGTCGCTCGACGTTTCGTCCGATCAGTTCCTCGTGGTGAGGGGCGAAGCGCTGCCTGCGTGGATCGGCCACCGGTGGAAAGACGTGAACCACGTGCACAGGAACGGCCTGCTCATGCGCAAGACGGCCGACTACAAGGTCTGGTGCACCGCCGCGCAGGCCAAGCCCCCGCTCCCCGATTCCTGCCTGATTATTCCCGTGGGATGGAAGGCCGCGCGCACGGACTGGTTCACCGCCGATGGCGTCCCGCGATAGCCCACCGCGAACGTTGCAGCCCAAAACCTGCATAGCCTGCGGCAGCCGCGGCCTGGTGCTCACCGACCGGGAAATCGAGGTGCTGCGCGCGCTCGCCGACGGGCTTTCCGATTCCGAGATCGGCGCGAAGCTTCATATGTCGCGGAAGACTGCGTTCACTCACCGCGCGAATATTCAGCTGAAGATGGGCCAGACGACGCTCCCCACGCTGCTGCGCGAAGCTTACCGGCATGGCGTCGTCGCCCTCTTCTGAGAAAGGCGCATAATTGAGGCTGCAAGGAGCACCTCATGCAGCAACCAACGATGACGGTTCCCACCGCCGGGATTCCCCTCGCGGTACAACACGCGCTCGGCAACACCCGCGCGTATATCGAGAAACAGTGCTTGACGATCGCCGGCGATGCCGAACGCGAGACGTTCTTCCATTGCCTGGCCCAGTGGTTCGCGGGCTACGGCGAACTCTCGCAAGAGAAGGCGGAAGGCGCGGGCGGCGGTTCCACCGGAGGCCTCGGCCGCACGGCGGCCTGAGCCCTTATGCAGCCAACGCTCGGCCGCATCGTCCACTTCGAATCCCGGCTCGGCCCTCGCGCGGCCATCGTCTCGAAGGTCAACCAGGACGGGACTCTCGACCTGACCGTGTTCGGTATCGACCGGACGCACAGCGGGAGCCAGTTGTTAGAGAACGTGCGGCCGGGCGCGGAAGAAGGGGAGCCCGGCTGCTGGAGATGGCCGGGCTACGACAATCTTCCGCCCGCGCCTCCCGGTCCGCCGTCCGTGGAAGACACCGCCCTCTAGCGGCCCGGCGTCAGTTCGTCCCAGAGTATCTGCGGCACGAGGAGAGCCGCGCGCAGCGCGCCCACCGCGCCCTGGGCTTTCCTCACGTCCGTCTCCAGTTCCGCGCGCTCGCACAGTTCGCGGTGCCTCTCCAGCATGGTCTTGATCCGCGCAGCCACCAGCTTCCACGCGGGGCTGTGCATCAGCAGCTCCATCTCGTATTGGCCTACCGGATCGGCCGGTATCATATGATGCCGTCGTCCTCGTCTTCCGGATCGTACTCGAGCTCGAACATGGCGCGCTTCTGTTTCGCGCGCTGCGACCGCTCCTCAAACCCGTCCGCTTCGGTGAAGCCGTTCATGCGGGAATCTTCGGTCATATTTCTACCCTCGGCTGCTGGTACACCTGCGGATTGGTCGCCGCCGTGTTGCCCGTGGGCTGCGGCATCACCGGCGTGGCGCCGAAGATACCCGGAGGCACCATGGGCTGGCCGCCCGGCCCAGCCTGCCCCGATTGCAGTCCGGGCACCGCGCCCGGCGTCCCCTGCCCCAGCGCTCCCAGCGCGCCCAGCTGCCGCACCGCGGTGATGGCCTGCTCGGTGATGGCCTGCATGATCTTCTTGTGCTGAAGCTGCTGGAGCTGCTCGAGGTAGTGGCCCTTCATTTTGTCGATGGGCTCCTGAGGCACCGTCTCGGGATCGGCCTTGTTGTCGGCGGTCGCCTGCTGGAGGTCCTTTTGATGCCGCTGCAAATGTAGCTCGTCGTTGTCACCCGGATTGACGTGGATGTCGTCGCCTTGCAGGCAGCGCGTCCATTCGACTTTTGGATCCACGGGCAGATCGGGCTCGGGAGGCTCCGGCACCAGGTCCGCGAAGTTGGGATCTCCGAGCGCCTTGTGCGCCTCGGCCGTCACCCGCCACAGAGCCTGCGGGTTGTGCTGGATCAGCGGATTCTGCAGATCGAGCTGGTATCTGGCGAGCGTGAGCTGCTTGGCCGCCTCGCGCGAATGAATCGAATTCGCGAACTTGATCGAGAAATCGTAGTCCGCCTCACGGTCCTCGTCGGTCATGTCCGCGCCGCCCTGCTGCACCGGAAACAGGCCGTTGGCGTCGTCCTCGGTGACGCGGAAAAAGGTACTCTTGGGCGAGAACATTCTCTCGAGGTCCCAAAAATGGCTAAGCACCAGGCCCATGTCTTCCTGGAGCACTTTCGTATCGAGCGAGATGCGCACGTTGCCCTCCTCGAGCAGCGCGTCGGTCTGGCGCGCGGTGCGCGGCGCGTTCGGCCGGTCCGCCTGCCTGCCCATCGACATGTCGGTTTGTCCGCTGAGCCGCTCGCCGTAGGCGAGCAGCTTTTGCTCCGTCTCGGAGGTAAAATTCAGGTCGGCTACGAAGCGCTCGACCCGGACGTCGGTCGCGGGGTTGTCGCACGGAATCGCGGTGCGCGGTTCGAGTTTGAGCGTTTTGGGATTGATCCCAGCCGCCGGACGGTAGAAGACCACTGGACCAACGCTGATCTCGCCCGCGTCCTGGCCGAGATTGTAGTTGGCGCGCAGCTCGTCTTCGATGTCGATCAGCAGCTCCGCCATGCCGGGCGACCAGTAACTCCCGTCCTTGAACATGGAGCTCTCGACGATGGGCCGCCGGTTCTTCATGTTGGGGTAGAGCTCTTCGAGATCCTGGATGCTCACGACCTTGTACATTTCCCAGATCATGCGGATGACCAGCTGGCTTTCGTGGAGCTCGCGCCGCGAGATATCCTTCTCGTCCCCGTCGATCTCGGGGTCCTTGAGCATGCGCCATTTGCCGTACCACTCGAGGACCATCAGCGTCTCGTCCGAGCTCTGCGGCCGCGTGTAGCTTAGGGCTTCCGAGTCGTCCTGCTCGAGCTTGACCTGCTCGCCCTGCGGCTCCCTGTTTTCGCCGCGCCACGAGGTGTTGACGATATCCTGAAAATCGTCGGCGATGCCGAAGTAGCGCCCTTCCTCTTCGCCCTTTAACAAATCTTCGGGAGTGCAGCGGAAGCGCCGGATGACGAAGCTGAAATCGTGGATCGTCTCCACCTCCTCGACGGGGACGATGATGTCGTCGGGGTACTGCGGCTCGAAGCCCGGCCCCTCGTAACTCACGATCTCCTTGCCCCGAACGGTGTACGTCTCGCGTTGCCACGGAGAGAAGGCGAAGGCCCTGCCGAATACCAGCTTGCGCAGGATGAACACGCAGAAGCGATTGAGCGCCTTCATCGAATCGAATACGCGCCAGGTCATGTACAGGCCGACTTTCTTGTCCTTGCGGTAGTCGCTCGCGCCTACCGGATTGGCGACCACCTCTGCATCATCCCCGAACAGGGAGTCCATCTCCTTCGATAGCGCCGTGAGCACGTTCCAGCGGATGTAAGGCAGCGGGAAGTTACTCAGCTTTTCTTCACCCACCGCCGGCATCTCGGCTTTGGCGCGCCAGCGCCGCATGAACTCCTGGTTTTTCACCATGCGCTGGTTGTGGTCCGCGATCGCGGAGTGGTAGTCGGCTTGAATGCGGCTCGCCAGGCGCGCGATCTCGGCGGTCGAGAGCGTGTCGAGCTGCTCCTGCTTTTTGCTTCGGCTCACTGGGGTTTCCCGAGGACCTGGCGCGAGATGAGGACCTGGCGCGATAAATCCTCGAGGGCCGCGAGCGCTTCGTAGGCGCGTATCTGCCACTTCTCGCCGGCCTCTACCGCGCGCAAGAGTAGCTCGCGAGTCTGGGCCAGCTCCGCTTCGGTGAGGGCGAGCTCGGCCTGGGCAAGCTTCAGCTGGTTACTCATGCGCGGGTCCGCCGTCGTCCGCCAGGCGGTCGAGATCGTGATCGCCGGGATCGATGCCGATCGTGTAAAGGCGGCCGGGGGCCAGCGCGCGGAAAGCCGCGTCGTCCTCGATCGCCACCGCGAACGAGTTAGCGTTTTCGCCCTGCGAGAACGTGGCTATATTGCCGTCGGCCGCCACGCCGGTGAGCACTACCTGGATCTTCACGTGTTTCTCCTAGTTATTGGGAAGGGCGCCGCCGGCACAAGGAGGAAGCGACTGTCAGCGGCGCTGTCTTCCCCTGCCGGGCCGTTCGCCGCCGCCGCCGTACTTTTGCACCTCGGGCCGCCCCTGGAACTCGCCGCGCACGGCCGCGGGCCGCGGCATCTCCGCGATCCCCACCAGGGCCAGACCCAGCCCGATCACGCAATCATCGTGGCAGCCCGACTGCGCTTCGGCTTTGCCGGTGGTCTTGATCACGAACGTATTCAATTCGCTGATGGTGATCGGATCGTGGAGGATGATCGAGCCCTCGCGCAGCGCGGCGTCGACTTTGCTCACGAGCTGGGGCCGCGTGACCTGGGTCGTCTTCCAGCCGATGAGATCCGAGCGCGTCCAGGGATCGCCGTCGGGTGCGTCCCTGCGGTGGTATATGAGTCCCGAGGGATAGCCCGCGCGCAGCAGCTCGTCGATGCACGCGAGGCCCGGACCGTTGGCCTCGGGCACCACGCCGGCGTTGTTGTACCAGCGGGCTAAAGCGTCGAGGGTGCGCCCGAACTCGGCCGGCTGCACTCTCCCGCGCCACACAGCCACCTGCTCGCCAGTATCGCGGTCGAAGACGGGCGCAACGGAAAAATCGGCGTCGGGATTGCCATCGCCCATATTGGCGTCGATGCCCTCGCTCACGTCCGCGCCGATAACGTAATGCCGCCCGGGCTGCGGTCTGCGGTAGATTACCAGCGCGCCCCGGTCTTTCTGGCCGAAGACGATCCTGCGCTCGCCACCGTAAGTCACGATCTCGAGATCCCCGCGCGGGGCGTCGGCGACGGCTGAATGCCGCGCGATCGCGCGCAGGTCGAAGCGGGGCCGGCCACTCGAAATGAAAGCCTGCTCGGGGTTTGAGGGATACTCCTGGTGGAATCGATCAATCGAGCCCTCGCAGTTATTTTCGATGCACCAGCGGCGCCACTGGAGCTGCTCGAGCCGCAGCGAGTAGCGGCCCATCTCCTCGCGCTCTTCTTCGTCTAGCGAGTGCTGGAAGCGGTCGCGCGGCAGCACCAGTGGCATCGAGTACTCGGGTTCTTCCCACCACGCAAAAAACACGCCCACGAAATCGGACTCGGTGTTGGCCGGGTCCATGACGCGCTGCCAGAGCTTGTGGAAGGGATTGCCGAGCCCGTTGGCGGTCGACGGAATGATTATGTTCGTGTCCGGATCGTTGGGCACAGCCTGCATGATGCCCGTCATGAGCGTGGCCGAATCCTCGTAGAAGGCGAACTCGTCGAGCTGTAAATTGTGGAGCGTGAAGCTGCGGCCGAAGTGCGCGGAGCTTGCGGATTTGACCTTGATCCATGAGCCGTTGTCCCAGCTCAAGGCGTCTTCCGCGTCTTTGATCCGCTTCGGGATTTTGATGATTCCGCCGAACCTCTTGTAGTTGTCGGCGAAGATGCGGTAGCGCTGAAACACGCCGATGGCGGCCTCTTCGTTGTGCGCGATGACGGCCGTGTGCCGTCCCGCGCGGAAAGCCGTGTCCTGGAAAAACTGGGACGCCACGCCGGTCGTGACCTTGACCTGGCGCGCTTTCAGGTTCACGATGCGGACCGCGCGCTCGGCCTCCCGCTGCTTTTTGACGGCGGCGTTCAGCCGGCGCTGCGCCGCGCTCGGCTCCATAGTCACCAGCAGCCCGCCCACCTTGAGCGAGACCATGAGCGACTGCCGGCAGAACTCGCCGTGATCCGAGAATGCCTCGTAGATGCGGCGCTGGTCGGGCTCCGCAGTGGTACTAAGTAAGGCCATCGATCCCGACGCGCCTCAGCAGCACGCGCATCTTCGCGTGGCCGCTTTCCGCCTGGCGGAACGCCCAGGTCGTGGATCTCGACCGCGACATCCCGATGCGCGAATACTGCATATCGTGCAGCGCGTGCTGCACCACGGCGTGGCGCTCATCATCGGTGAGATCGCGCATCAGCCGCGAGAGGTGCCCGCGCACCTCGTTGCGCAGCGCCACGCCCATGGTGGGGTGATTCCACTCGTCGCGGAGAATGGCCTTGCTTTGATCGTGGAGCGGGCCCGGCGCTTCATCCGCCTTCTCGATATCCAATTCCTCGTGCAGCTCGTAGTGGTAGTTCTTCCGCCGGTGCGCGTCGTATATCGCGCCCAGAATCCGCTTCGAGGCGTAACTCGAGAACTTGATTCCGCGCGCGGGATCGAATCTCGAAGCGGCCTGCATCAGGCCGATGCGCCCGGTCTGGATCAGGTCGTCGATGTCGAGCCAGCGGGGCAGCCGCTGCGCCGCGCGCCTCGCCAGCGCGTCCACCAGCGGCAGGTGGTCTAGAACCAGCTGTTGGGCGGCTAGATGGTCCAGGACGGCGCTCACCCGCCCCCCGTTTTGCTCACCGTTGTGCGCCGATACATCACCATGAATTCCTCCCACGTCACCCCCACCATCGAGTCGCTTGCACGCTCGGGCTGCAGCTGCCCCGTCATGCGCGCCATGAGCGAAATGTTCTTGCGGCACTCGGCCAGCGCGCGCAGCGCGTCATGCGGAGATTGCCACCCGAGCTTCGCTATTTGCCCCGTTTCATCCATCGGTTGCACCGGCATGGGCATCGTCAGGGAGAGGATGTCGAGCGTTTTACCGTGCAATGCTTCGATTTCGGCGAGCAAGCGGCCACTTAGTTCCTGCTTTTTTGCTTGAGCTAACTCCCGTAAGTCGTTTACAACGCACTTACTTACGTGCCTTTGTAAAGATTGGTGGCTGACTAGAAAGTGCTTCGCGGTGCTCCGCACCGAGTTACCGCGCGCGAGGGAGGCGGAGATATCAGCCGCGGCGGGGTTGGTGCAGATCGAGCAGGCTCTTGCCACACCACGGATTTTGCACTCGGAATTGGGAAAAAAATAATAATCGGCCGACAATTACTATAGAGGCGCAAATGTCTGCCAAATACGCTGATCGGAACCAAGGAAGTGGCCGTGCGGCTGGGCGTGAGCGAGCGCACCGCGTGCAGGCTGCTGGCAGAGGGCGCGGTGCAGGGCTTCCGCTTGCGCGGTAAGTTGTGGCGCACCACGCCCGCGGCGCTGGAGAGCTATATCGATACGATGATGGTCCAGGGCAGGCCCATCTACGCCCCTGGACTATAGGTCCGGCCCACGTTCCGCGCGCGCTGATTTCAATCAAAAATTGTTTAAAAAACTTCTTGACACTCCGGCCCGACTGAAGCATAATTGAAAAGTGAGCAAGCGAAAGCGGCTCACACAAAGGGGAGATACGAAATGGCCACCGAAAACAAAGAGTTCTATTTCAGAGTTTTGGACGACGGAGACGCGATGGTGATGGTGATCGACGCCAACGGCAACTATAGCCAGCACATGAGCACGGACGCCACGGAGGACGACGGCGACGGGGCGTTTGGCCCGTATCACTGGAACGAATCGCAAGCGTGGACGAAGACCACTCGCGAGCACGCCGAATCGATGCTCCAGTTCACTTTTACCGACAACACGGTCGATATCGCCACTGTCGAATATTACAGCGAACTTTCCACGCGTTCGCTGAGCGGGCAGACGAACGAAATCGCGATGCGTGAATATCGCGAAGCAACCGACTACAACCTGACCGCGGCGACGAAAGAGCAGTTGGATGCCATCGACGCCGGAAGGAAAGCCCCCTGTTTGTCGTAATTTTGCGCATAGCCGCTTAAGCACGGCATGAAGGGTAAAGGCCCGCGCCCTATTGCGCAAGAGCGGGCTAGAAAAGTGAGAAGCGAAAGCGGCTCACACACAAAGCGCACCTCGGCTAACAGGGGTAAAGGAGAGAGTATGCAGATATCGGTCGAACACCTCGAAGACTTTTCGCAAGTCCCTGAAATAGAGTCGGTTGAGGACTCCGGTAAACGACTTCGCGCGAGAATCAATGACGCGATTTACGACCTCGACGATGAGGATGAAGAATCCCTCATTTCGCGTTTGCGGGAAGTGACTGGCGTGAACTACGAATGGCGTGACGACTATGAGCCCCAGGAAGACGGATCTACCACTGTCACCTTGGAGCGTGTCTAGATGTCCTGGATGCGGCGACTGGCCGGAGCCTCCCCCCGAACTCATCGACGAGGCGCGCGAGGCGGCTAATGCCTGATCGCTACATCTGGCACGAAACGATCCAGACACAACACACCCGGCGCAGCTTCCGCTCGGAGGTTGCGCCCGGCATCCTGGCGACGGTCGGCGGGTGGCTCAAATCGGACTCCATCGAGCTGCCGGGAGGGTATGTATGCCGCATTGTCTATCGCTCCGCGCATTGCCTCGAGGCCGAGGTGCTCACCCCCGCTGCGGTCCGGCTTGTGGTCGTCGGTGTCGCATCCCACACGCGCTGCGGCCAGCCTCTCTGGGAGCGCATCGGGGGCGCGCCCACGACGCGCCCGGCCGAGCCGTGGTGCGGCATATGGCTCGATCCCGAAGGTCTGGCCGCCGACCCGGCCGCGTATGTGTGGCTTGGCGATTTCGAGCGCTGTCTCGCGTGGGCGTTTATCGAGGCGTCCGATGAGGCGTCCGATGATTAGCTTGCACTCTGGCGCGCGCCTGACCAGCGGAGGAGGTCGAAGCGGAGACGAAACATTCCGATGAACGCCAGCAAGCCAGCAGATTGGCGGAATCTGTAGCTGACTAACAGCCCTCCCGATGCGGGGGCGGAAAAGAGACTCGACATGTCTGAAACCAAAGAAAGCACGATCCTTGAGCAGTTGACGGCGGCAGTTGCGGCCCGGAAAGATAGTCTGATCGCATTGCGCGCCAGAATTGAAAGCCTGATTGAGCCGATTCCTGTCGGGGTTACCCTCGCTGATGATGAGGGTGTAATTGGCAAGATCAAGAGAATTTGCACTGGCGCGTCCCAATGGAGCAACCGCACTTGGGATGTCACTATCCAAGGTAAAGGGTTGATCGCCGATGGCGGCTTCCTTGTGGCGGACATATGCGACCGCTCCTACTGGGACGGCAACAATATGCATCATCACTCGACCGAGGGTTTTTATCTGGGCAGTGATTCGGAGGGATCGTCTCTTTGCTGGCTCTCTGGCAAAGAGACCAGGAAAATTGCTCTGCGACTCCCGCGCGCGATTGAGCGCTACATCGAGGAGTGCAAGGCCGAAACTGCAGCCAACTCTTCCACGGCGGTGTAAATGAGTAGGGCGCGCCTGACCAGCGGGAAGTCAGCACCCCTCCCTCTTAACACCATCGACGAGACCGGCCACACCTACGGCGATCTCACCGTGCTCGATTACTCGCACGCGGACCCGGCGCAGAAGGCCATGTGGCGCTGCCGGTGCGTGTGCGGCGCGATCTGTATCCGTGCGGGGCGCAAGCTCCGCGCCGCCGCCTGCGCGTCCTGCGGATGCCGCAAGGCCGATCCGCTCTACCGGAGCGCGGTGCGGATGCAGATGCCCGCGCGGAAGCGGAAGGCTATCGCGCGGCTGGCGGCCGCGGCCAGGTGGCGCTCAAAATAATTCCCCCTGGTCTGCCTTGACCACCGCCCGCGGCCTCATCCAAGCCGCATACGGCGCCCATTCGATTTCGGGCAACAGCCACCACTGGCCCACTCTCTTCGCGCGGCTGCGGCGCGTCATCGCCCACCGCTGGTGCGAGTCCATGGTGGCGTGGCAGCTCGGACACATCAACGCCACCAAGCCGCTCCTGGGGTTGTGGGTGGTGTGGGCCACGTTGATGCGCGGATGCGCCAGGCCGCACCGCACGCAGCGGTTGCCGAGCGCGGCGATGAGCACGATCCGCCGCTTGCGCCAGGTGGCGCCGTAGAATTTTCTAAGTTCGGGACGGATCGGCATCGGGATCAGTCCGTCGAGACGAAGTAGTAATAAGGGTAGTCGCCGCTAAGCGCACTGCCGCCGCGCGCGATATTACTCTCCCGCCAGTCTTCACGGGTCGCAATCCCGGTGATGAGGAGCGCAGGCATCGACTCAGGTGGGATTATTTCGCCGTACTGGTTAAAAGATAAACAAGGCCTGCCGCAGTGGATACAGCCGCGGCCACAGATCGAGCCCACCGGGTGCGGCATCACGAAGCCCCAAACCAGGGGTCTATTGGTGTTTTCCACAGGTGATGGAAGAGCCTGGAAGCGCTTCTTCATCCCCTTCTTCATGGGGTGGGCCGACAGGCTGCGCACGATGCCGTTCAGGCGGTCCGCCTCGGCCTGGGCGTGCCTCTTCAGCTTCCACGTGCCGCGTTTCACGGCGTGCGCCTCGGGCTCGTAGTAGCCGGTGCGCTTGTTCTCGCCGGCGACGTGGAAATTGCCGGGCGTGTCTTCGCGGGAGTTGGGGTGGACGCGGTAGCGGGTCATCGGAATCCCTCGATAAATCGACGCGCCTCTGTCTCATTTCTCGTCGCGATCAGAACACCGAAGCCACCCATTCTTTCGGCGATTCCCCGAAGCTCCTCGTGTTTATCCAGATCGCACAGCATCGTCGTCACCGCGTTAACCACGTTGTAGTTCGGACCGTGCTCCAGGTGCTTCAGCGCGTCCGCCTTCGCCCAGGCCAAGTGCTCGTCGCGCGTCATCCCAGCGACTCCTCGACCTCGGGCCGGAACGCCTCCAGGTCTTCACGGTGCACGAAGTACTCTTTGCTCCAGCGGTGCGCCCGCAGCCGCCCGCTCTTGATCGCGTGCACCAGCAGCCGGCGCGGAAGCCCGCTCGCTTTTGCCGCCTGGTCGAGCGTGTAATTCATGGGCGGCGCCGCCGGCCGGATCGCCGCCGCGATGACATCGACCAGGGCCGGCACTTTCTGCGCCAGCCCCTCGGCCACCTCGGTCGAGATGGGCGGCGGCAGGATCATCGAATGCGAAGGCTCGCGGCTGCGCTTCTCCCGCTCCACATCCTCGCGGCTGATGATCGTCACCCGGCCTTCCGCGCTCTGCCGCTCGAGTTTCCGCAGCTTGCCCTCCGCGCACATGGTCTGGATCGTGCGCGTCGAGACTCCCAGGTAATCCGCGGCTTGCTGCTTGGTGAGCCAGTCCTCGCCGCGCGCGTCCAAAGCCCGCGCCTGCCCTTCGCTCAGCACTTCCGTTGGTGTTGCCATTGCTCATTCCCCCTTGTCTATCAGCCATGACTTGAACCCCGATGGCGTCAGACTCTCCATCGGCACTTCGTACGCCCACGCCCGGATTACGTGCAATACCTCGTCCTCCGGAAAACGCTCCCCCGCGATGGCGATCAGCGAATCCGGCATGGAGTCCTCGACCGGGATTCTGGCGTCCGACACGTCCTCCAGAATGGCCAGTATTCGAGCTCTGAGGGGCATAGGAGCGTTCACCGGGCGCTCCCTGGTGTCTGGAGACCCTCCGATCGCTCCTGGGGGCTCCTGGGGCCGATTTCGCCCTCCTCCGGATACGCGGCCATCCACGCTTCCGCGGCGTTCAAATAGCCGGTGTATTCGGCGATTTGCGCGGGGGTGTAGTTATTGGCTTTAGCCCTGCCCAGGACGCGCCACTCGGCGATCGTCCACTCTTCACATCCGCTGCGGAGGATGCCTTTTCGAGGGATGCAAAGTAGGCTTCTACTCCCGACGATGTACAGGGGTGAGATCGAAAAACGAGCCCCCGCGCCGATCCTAGCCCGCGCGCCGATCTCGGCCCCATCGCCGATCCTGGCCCCATCGCCGATCCTGGCCCCATCGCCGATGCTGGCCCACTCGCCGATCACGGCCCCATCGCCGATCCTGGCCCACTCGCCGATCACGGCCCACTCGCCGATCACGGCCCCATCGCCGATCACGGCCCCATCGCCGATCACGGCCTCATGGCCGATCTCGGCCTCATGGCCGATCTCGGCCGACTTGGCTATTTTGGCCGAATTGGCTATTTTGGCCGAGATCATGAAACCCTCTTTCCCTTGCTAAGTATTTGCCCGATTTCGGATCGGAAGTCTTCGCCCGCTGCGGCCGCTTGGCTCTTCGGCTTGCCGCCGGAGAGCGCCTTGAGCATCAGCGCCAACCCATCCCCGCCGGCCTTGAACTCCTCGGGCGGAATGCCGTGCAGCCGCTCGGCGGCGATCACCGGAAACCAGCCGTACGAGTACGCCACCTGGCGCTCGGCGCGCAGCTCCAGGAGGAGGCCCTCCAACTCCCGAATCGAGCCCATCGCGAGGAAGAGTTTTACGAGTCTGGCGGGGGGCGCTTCTTGCGGCGGGATCCGGCACAAATGGGGCGTGCGGAGGTAGCCCTCCATGAGGCCGCGGGCTCTCTCGATCGCCTCCGGTCCGGCTTCGTCAGTTTTTGCTTTCCAGCGCAGCTGGATGGATTGATCAATCAGTTTTAAATCCAAATCCTGATCGGATTGCCGAGCGCGCGTAGCGCGCGTAGCGCGCGCGAGGGCTTCCCGCGCAAACTCTTTAGAATCAACGATTGAAAGGTCGAGAAGGCCCTGCGAGTGGTCGGATTTTCCGACCAGTGGGGAGCTCGAGTGGTCGGATTTTCCGACCAGTGGGGAGCGCGAGTGGTCGGATTTTCCGACCAGTGGGGAGCGCGAGTGGTCGGATTTTCCGACCAGTGGGGAGCGCGAGTGGTCGGATTTTCCGACCAGTGGGGAGCTCGAGTGGTCGGATTTTCCGACCAGTGGGGACTCCGGGGGTTCGTATTCGAGAGTCCGCAGCCATTCGAGCCGGTACCACGCCGCCGACCGCCTGGAGTCGCCCCGCTGCATCGTCACCAATCCCGCCCTTGCCAGAGCGCCCAGCGCCAATACAACCGTCTCTCTGCTCATACCGCTTCGCCTCACGATTTCGGACACGCTCATCTGCACCACCCAGCCGTCGATTTCACGTGCGGCGCTCGTCAGCAAGACCGCGACATACAACTCAGCCCCGCTCAAGCCGCGGGCAATTCGTTCCAGCCTGCTCATTCCTTGCGCTAAAGTCAGCTCAGCCTGCTTTCCGCCCCGCCCGTTTTCATTGCACGCTCCCAAAAAACTCGTCATAGAAGTTGAAACCGGAGACCCGGACCGGCTTGACCATGAGGCTCGCGTCGGTGCCGCCGCGGAAGTAAGTGCCATCGGGAAACACGAGTTCCACCATGTGGACCGAGTAGTCCTTGAGGACCTCCCGATGGCTGTGCACCAGCCGTTCAAGGAACGGACCCTCCGCCGGCGGCTCGGGGACCTCGACGGTCTCCCGGCACACGAGGACGCCGTCTCCGTAGAGTCGGCAGATTATGCGCATCGCGCACCTCCGGCTGCTGGCGTCCTGCTGGCAAAACTGCTGGCAAAACTTGCAGTGATTCGCTGCAAGTTCGCCGTTTTAAGGGAAGGGTTGGAGGAGCTAAAGGCCAGAAAACTTAGTGGGCGCGATGGGACTCGAACCCATGACCATTTGCTTAGAAGGCAAATGCTCTATCCACCTGAGCTACGCGCCCGCCGGCTCCGCTCTCTCCAGTCTAATGGAACAAAAGCCGCGGAAAAAAACCGCTGCTCACCGCTACCCTACTGCACCACCACCGGCAAACTCCCCAACGTCGCCGCCGCCGATTCCGGATCCGGCGCGTCCGCGTCTTGCAGATAGAACGTCATCCCGTTGCGCACCCAATCGCCGGTGCGCGCCGAACCCGACGATCCGACGTTACCCATGAGCGGGCCGTTCGGTCCGCCGATGCGGATCTGCACCCGCTTGGCGGTCGTGGTCCAGATGATGGTGGTCTCGGCGGGGCCCTCGGCCGTCAGGATGGGATCGGGATCGGCCCGCAGCGTGGTACCCGGCCGCAC